CAGTAGGTGATGGTATAGGTAGAAATCTACAACTATCAGTATCTGAAGTCTTTGGTATTAACGAATTACTTCTTGATCAAGTTCAGGGTGACTTTAATGTTGGATCTGGAAAAACACTAAGATATATCAATTCTTCAGGTATTACTTCAGAATTTAGCAATAATGCATCTGTCACACTAGATTCTTCACCAAGAGTAATCACCGATGGTTTACATATTAAGATCAATCATCTAAATCATGGTATGCACGCGTTGACAAATAATGTAATTATCAATGATGTATTATCTGATTTACAACCTGCCAAACTTTCAAGTGACTATAGTAGGACTTCAACTGAAGATATTGTTGTTTCTAATTCATCAATATTTGAAACTTTTGAAGGTGTTGGAGTTGGAACTACTAATCCAGGTTACATCCAACTAGGAGATGAAATTATTTCCTATGAAGGAGTTGTTGGAAATACATTAACAGACGTTACTAGAGGAATTGATTCTACTTTCGTTGGTTCTTATGAGACTGATAATCTTGCCTATAAGTATGAAAATTCTGGTGTTTCTCTCAGAAGAATTAATAAAGAGCATCAACTTCAAGATGCTACTGTTAGTGACGCAGTTGGTTTAGATCATTACACAATTAAGATTGATAATTCGTCAGATGGTGTTGATAGATCTAATTCATCCTCACTATCAACCTTATATCTAAATGAAACCAAATCTACTGGTGGATCAAATATTACTGCTACTCAGAATATTCAATATGAAATTATGAAACCGATGATTCAGCATATAGTTCTCCAGAAAACTGGTATAGATGCAAGAGCAAGAACTCTAACTGCAACAAGTATAAATGGAAATGAAGTTTCCTTTGAAGACGCAGGTTATAGCAGCATTAGTCTTGATAGTGATAATTATTTTGACACTCCAAGATTGATTGCATCTAAAGTCAATTCTGACAATCTATTAGGCAATCTTCCAGGTAATAAATCACTTGAGATTGAGATTAACATGAGATCTTATGATCCAAGAGTATCTCCTGTTATTGACTTGGATAGAACTGGTATTATCTTTGTTTCAAATAGAGTTAACAGTGCAATTTCAAATTATGCAAATGATCAAAGAACCTCAACACTGAAGAATGATCCTTCAGCATTCATATATGCAACTAAACCAATTGGATTAGAAATTCCAGCAAATAATCTAAGAGTTGTTCTGGCAGCATATATTAATAATTTTGCTGATATTCGTGCATTCTATGCAATTACTAATGAACCATCAGAGGAACTAATTTATTATCCATTCCCTGGCTATAATAACCTACAGGAAGATGGGCAAATTATTGATCCTAATGATAATGATGGAAGATCTGATTCTGTCGTATCACCAACCGATAACAAAGGATTTGAATCTACAGCATTGACATTTAAAGATTATGAGTTTACTATTGAAGATCTACCATCATTCAAATACTTTAGCATTAAGTTAGTGGCAACCTCCACAAATCAATGTTATCCACCAAGAATCCGTGATCTAAGATCCATCGCATTTGCTTGATATGAAAATTAAAGTAGAAAATCATACAAATTTATTCAGAGATTCTGAAACAAATGCAATTGTAAATACTAATATAACTGAATATAAAAACTATATAAATTCCTTGAAGTATCGCAAAAAAGATACTGATAGGGTGAAAAAAATTGAAGATGATGTCAAATCACTAAAAGATGATCTCCAAGAAATTAAGGATCTACTCAAATGTCTAACCAAAGAATAACTTTTAATCCAAGTTCAGGTGTTCCTTATGGTGTAAACCTGAGTCTTTTTTCTGGATCTAATTTTGAAGTCAATTTCACAACTGTAGATCAATATGGATCTGCAGTTGACTTTAGTGATTGGTCTGGATCATCACAAATGACAAAAAGTGTTTCTATTGGGTCTTCAATGTATGCTCACGGAACATTTGATTTTAGTTTTGTAAGTGCATCAAACGGACAATTTAAAATTGCAATGGGTGCGACCGAGACCAGATCACTTACTCAAGGAAGATATTATTATGATGTTTTAGTCAGTTCTGGAACAACTGTATATAAAATTGCAGATGGAAACTTACTTGTTACAAGTGGCATTTCTTCTGCACCCTAAATAATTTTAAACTGTAATAAAATGGCACAACCATCATCTAGACAAGATCTAATTAATTATGTCAAGAGACAATTAGGTGCTCCTGTTCTAGAAATCAATGTTGCTGATGAGCAAATTGATGATCTAGTTGATGATGCTTTGCAATATTTTCATGAGAGACACTTTGACGGTGTAATTAGGACATATTTGAAGTATAAAATAACGCAAGATGATATTGATAGGGGAAGATCTAGAGGTGGTACTGCAATATCAGGTATTACAACCGAAACAGTAAATGAAGCAGTCGGGTCAACATCATCATTCTCCTATGAAGAAAATGGTAATTATCTACCAGTTCCAAGTGCCGTCACTGGAGTAAATAAAATCTTCAGACTTCAATCATCATCTGCAACTAGTGGATCGATGTTTAGTGTGAAGTATCAGTTGTTCTTGAATGACTTTTATAATTGGGATTCTATTGATCTTTTACAATATTCTATGGTCCAGTCAAAACTTTCCGATATTGACTTCCTACTAAATCCACTTAAGCATTTTAGATTTAATCAAAGACAAGATCGTCTTTACATTGACATGGATTGGGGTACTGCTATTAAGGATGATTATTTAATTATTGATTGTTGGAGATTACTTGATCCTAGTGCATTCAATAAAGTTTGGAACGATTCGTTCCTTAAGATGTATCTGACTGCCCTTGCAAAGAGGCAATGGGGTCAGAACCTCATGAAGTTCCAAGGAGTAAAACTTCCTGGTGGTGTAGAACTTAATGGTCGTCAAATGTTTGACGATGCCGAAAGAGAATTAGAAAGAATTAGAGACAAGATGTCATCTACTTATGAACTTCCACCACTAGACATGATCGGTTGATACAATGCTAAATCCATTTTTCCAACAAGGTTCACGAAGTGAGCAGAATCTTGTACAAGATCTTATCAACGAGCAGTTGAGAATGTATGGGGTTGAGGTCTATTATATTCCAAGAAAATATCTTACAAAAAATACTGTTATTGAAGAGGTTATTCAATCAGAATTTAATAATGCATATCCAATCGAAGCATATGTTAACAACTTTGATGGGTATGATGGTCAGGGAACTTTACTATCAAAATTTGGTATTCAAGATGTAGATGATTTAACTCTTATTATATCAAAAGATAGATATGAGAACTATATCACACCTCTCATCAAAGATCTTCCAAATATAGAGTTATCAACACGACCCAAAGAAGGTGATTTAATTTATTTCCCATTGGGTCAAAGATTATTTGAAATTAAGTTTGTTGAACATGAACAACCTTTTTATCAACTACAGAAAAACTATATCTATGAATTAAGATGTGAACTCTTCAGATATGGTTCTGAAGTTATTGATACTGGTGTGGATGAAATCGATACCCAAGTTCGAGAAATTGGTTATATTAGGACATATACAGTCTCTGGTATTGGTGAGACTGCATCAGCATACACTGGTATAGTTGATGGTGCTCTAAGTCTATTCACAATCTCTAATACTGGTTATGGTTATAATGCTCCTGTAACTCTAGGAATTTCAACAGCACCTTCTGGAGGAGTCAATGCTGTAGGTGTTGTTACAGGAAGAACAACAGTAGGATCTGGTGGTGACCCATTCTTAACTATACAAGGAGTAGAGCTTACTAATCCTGGTTCTGGTTATACAGTTGCCCCATTAGTAACATTTGCAGGAAATACGACTGGAACTGGGGCAGCAGCAACAGTTGGTATTGTAACTACTGGTGCTATTGGCATTGTTACACTTACAAGTGTAGGTTCAAACTATCTTGAAGAACCTATAGTTACATTTTCAAGTCCTGTTTCTGGAGGAACTACAGCAACTGGTAGAGCAACTACTGCAGACAATAATACAATTTCTGCGGTAAGAATTACAAATCCTGGTTCAGGATATACCGTAGCACCATCTATTACTTTTACGCAACCAAATCAAATTGGTTCTGGAAACTTCGTATTTAATGAGATTGTTACTGGAAGTTCTTCTGGATCAAAAGCAAGAGTTAAAGATTGGAATGCAAGTGACAAAGAACTTCAATTATCTAATATTAGTGGTGAATTTTTACACAACGAAACAATTACTGGAGAAACATCTGGAGCACAACACAAAATTGTAATCCTAAATACTATTACTACAAATCCATTAATTTCTGACGACGAATTTAATGTAGTTGAAGAATATGATGAAAATGATGTCATTCAATCAGAAGCTGATGACATTCTCGACTTTACAGAAAGAAACCCATTTGGAAGAGTTTAATCTATTACCATGTTTGAATATTTTTACCACGAAATTTTACGCAAAACCGTTATTGGTTTTGGCACTCTTTTTAATGGAATTACAATAAAAACTACAGATTCTTCAAATAATACAGTAAGTATTGTAAAGGTTCCTCTTGCATATGCACCTCAACAAAAATTTCTTGCAAGATTAGATCAAGTTGAAGATTTAAACAAAGCAACTCAAATTAGTTTGCCGAGAATGTCATTTGAGTTTGTTGGACTTCAATATGATTCTTCAAGAAAAGTGACCACTACTCAAAAGTTTATAGTTCCTGCACCAAATGGTGATGGAACTGTAAAAAAAGCATATATGCCTGTTCCATATAATATGGATTTTGAGTTAAATATCTACACCAAATTAAATGATGATGCTCTTCAAATTGTTGAGCAAATTCTACCATATTTTCAACCATCTTATAATTTAACAATTGAATTAATTGGTGAAATTAATGAAAAACGAGACATTCCTATTATATTAGAAGGAATCTCAATGGATGATCAATATGAGGGAAATTTTGATACTAGAAGAGCGCTCATTTATACATTAAGATTTAGTGCAAAGACATACTTGTTTGGTCCCGTTACAAGAGATGTCAGTTCAAAAATCATTAAGAAAGCAGAGGTTGGTTACTTTGCAACTAAAGATTCTGCAGAAAAGAATCAGAGAGATGTTACATATTCTGTAGAACCCAAAGCAATTAAAGAATATGATGATGCAGTTCTATCTAGAACTGCCGCAGATATTACTAAGACAGATGAAATTGTTGAACTACAAACCATTGGTGGTGTTGAAGAGAATACTTATATCTCCATCAATAATGAAGTGATGTACGTTAAGCAGAAATCTGATTCTGATAATAAGATTCTTGTTAGAAGAGCACAAAATAATACTACAGCAACTGCCCATGTTTCAGGAACTAATGTCACTGTAATCACATCTTCTGATGACAATCTAGTTGATCTAGGAGATGACTTTGGATTTGATGGAGGATTCATCTGATGGCAAAATTTGATGACCTAAACGATACTTTTAAAACTAATAATGAAGCACCTATTATTGAAGTAGAAGCATCTTCAGAAATTGTTGAGGAACCAAAAAAAGAAAAACCAGAAAAGAAAGATGATATTACGAATGATTATGAATATACCAGAGGAAATTTATATTCTATTATAGAAAAAGGCCAAGAAGCAATCAATGGAATTCTTGAATTGGCACAGGAAACAGAAATGCCAAGAGCATATGAAGTTGCTGGTCAATTAATAAAGAATGTTTCTGATGCTACTGATAAATTAATTGATTTGCAGAAAAAAATGCATGACCTGGAGCAAGATACTAAAAAACAGAGTCCAACTACTGTAAATAATGCATTATTTGTTGGATCTACGGCAGAATTATCCAAGTTACTAAGTACCAAGCAATTTGATAATATACAAAATGAAACCTTGAATAAATAGATCAAGAAGGTTTTTTTGACTAACGTTGTATGGAGTCGCAATGAATACTAGTCCAAAAATTAGGTTAAAAAGGTCCCTTACACCAGGATCTCAACCTGCATTAGAACAACTCACTTTTGGCGAGTTAGCTATTAACCATTATGATGGTACTGTATTTGTTCGTCAAGACACTGAAGGTGTTGGCATTGCAACCAGAGTAATTACCGTTGGTGCTGGTAGAAGTATTGGCAATACGTGGTTTGTTACTGTAGAAGGTAATGATTTAAATAGTGGTCTTACTCAACAAGATGCTTTAGCATCTGTTAAGAAGGCATCAGAATATGCTCAACCTGGTGATACTATTAAAGTTAGTGCTGGATATTATGTAGAAAATAATCCAATTGTTCTTAGAGATAACGTATCTGTTGAAGGATTTGAATTAAGAAACTGTTTTCTTGCACCAAATAATTCAAATAGAGATTTCTTCCATATTAATAATGCATGTCACCTAACTGACCTAGCATTTATTGGTAAAGGTGCTGATATTGGTGGTGGTTCAAAGGGTGTTCCTGAAGGAGGTTCAGCTCCAGGATTTCTTGGAGAAGCAATGGATAAGGATAAGGCAGTTATTGCTTTTGTTCCTTTAGAAGGTGTTGCATCTGATAGATATTTTGACGGTGCGAGATTGATCCGTCAGAATTCAGACTATATTGCAGGTGAAGCAGTTGGATTTTTAACTAGTGGATTTAGTGGTATTGCAGGATCTCATAGAGCACAAGATGCTTCAAGACTGATCGATCTAAATGCCGAATATATTGCAGCAGAAGCAGTAGGATTTATCACCAGTCTCAATTATGCTGGTGGTGCATTTACAATGTCATTTAGCACTGCCAGAAACTGCCAGGATGATATTCATGATGTCCTGGAAGCAGTTGCTCATGACTTAAGAGCAGGATATAGAAACGGAACTCAAGCTAATATTAAGTCTGTTGGTGCCGCACAATCTTACTTTGTTGGAGGAGCACTATCACATATACTTGGTGTTGGAATTTCTGAAGCAACCATTGCTGCAATGGATCGTGCTGCTGGTATTGCAACATTTGCTATCAATAATAAACCATATGGATTTGAAACAGTTGGTGCTGGTTCAACCATCACTGGTTTTGAATATACACCAGTCACTGGTGTTGCAACTGTAACCACTCTAGTTGGTCACGGACTGTCAACAACAGATCATGT